ATGCAGCTGCCGTCCGCTCTCTCCTTTCTGGTTGACAAAGCGCTTGACATGCCAGACGGCGACGTCTTCCTGGCCACGCTCGCAGTGCGACTCATAGCGGACGGTGTGCCGCTGTCTGGCGGCGCGCTCACCCAAGCCGCACCGCACCCGGTCATCGAGCGACGCACCTGGCTGTGGCGCGCCGATACAGGAAGGGTGATAGAAGCTCTAGCTTTGGCCAGACCTGTCGATCTCGAGCACACCCATGTCGCTCGCAACTGGCTGGCTGGCATCGGCACCGGTACCATACAGGAGGATTTTTCCGGCGGCCCATCTGACGGCGCGGTGCTTGCCTGGACTGGCAGCCGGCCATTCAGCCAATCCGAATCGGAGTTGCTGCACCAGGTAGCGCGGTTTGCCGCTGCACCGCTTGCCTTGCTGGCCGCACGTTCGACCTTGGCCGCACTGCTGACGACCTATCTCGGCCGGCGCAGCGCGGCGCAGGTGCTGGCGGGCCGTTTGCAGCGCGAGCCCGGTGAGACTATACGGGCCGCTCTGTTGTATGCCGACCTCCGGGGTTTCACCGAATTGTCGGAGTCGGCCGATGCGAAGGAAGTGATCGCCGCCCTCGACGCCTGGTTCGACCGCATCGCCGGTGCCGTCCATGCCTTCGGTGGTGAAGTATTAAAATTCATTGGCGACGGCGTGCTGGCGATCTTCCCGATCGGCGAGCGCGACGCTCCTGCTGCATGCGACGCGGCATTGCGCGCAGTCGCCGCTGCCTGCGCCGGGATGGACCACCTCAATCGCGCCCGCGCTGCGCAAGGCATGCCGCTTTTATCGTTCGGCACGGCACTGCATCTCGGCCAGATGCTTTGGGGCAATATTGGCACTGCCGACAGGCTGGATTTCACAGCAATCGGCCCTGCCGTGAACTTGGTGAGCCGACTGGAAGGCCTGTGCCGGCCGCTCAGCCGCACGGTATTGATCTCCGGGACCTTTGCGGCGGAAACGACGCAGCTACTGACCCCGCTCGGCGAGCACAGGCTGCGCGGCATCGCTGCTCCATGCACGGTGTTTGGGCTGCAATAGTCAGCGGTTCCCTAAGGGAATTATCTACTTGAAATCACTGAGGGAAAAGTGGCGCGAGTGACGGGGCTCGAACCCGCGACCTCCGGCGTGACAGGCCGGCACTCTAACCAACTGAGCTACACCCGCGCACTTTCGTACCGTACTATTTGTACGGCGTGAGCGGTCGTTTAAGGGGTTCGCGGGGGTGTGTCAAGCACAACTGGAGAGGAAAGATGCGATTGTTAAAAACTCATCCGACAAATCATAAAAGTGTCGCATCCCCTCTTGCCAATATCGGCGGAAACGCATAAACGCTCCGGAACGCACCCTTGTGAAGGGCGATTAGCTCAGTTGGTAGAGCGCTTCGTTTACACCGAAGATGTCGGGAGTTCGAGTCTCTCATCGCCCACCATTTTTCAAAATAAAATCAATAACTTATGTTGACTGCCCTGCCCTGCTGTGTAGCAGTTTTGTGTGCGTTCCAAGTGTAGCATGATGACCTTCGCGCCGGTCAGTCGGTAATCGTTGCGCCTTTCAAAGCAGTCTCCCAGAACTTTTTTGCCTCTTTCGAATGGTCTTGCTCGAAATATTCTAGCATTGGATCGTGACCCTTCACGGCAAGGATTGCCGCTTGCATCACGTTTCGAGCAGTATCAACCAGTAGGAAAAGGCTGTTGTATGTAGGGTGCTTGCGGGCCGGAGCTTTCATGAGCGTATGCGCTACCCGATAGTCACGGAACTGTTTCAGGCGAGCGACCGCGTGTCGTCCATGTCCCGTGGTTGACAATGAGTGATAGGCCCCAATCGCACGATCTATAGCATTCTCACAATCGCGCGCATTTATCGCTCCCCGGCCTAGCTGCGCTGGAGACCAATGGCGTGCTCGTTCGATAAGAGCGTTCCTGCATCGCTTCTGGCGTAAAAGTCGAACGAATAGTGGCAGCGATGATACGTCCCGCTTATTAGGGTGCCTATTTTTTACCCCTTGGTCGAATAGTCTGGCGACTGTGATTGCGAAGGTGAGCATCATACTTTGAGCAACCGCATTGTATGTCTCTGCGCCATGATAATGTCTGTCTTTGTCACTCACTACAAACGCGTTCGCAGCCTCCATTGCGGCTTCAATCCAAAGTGCTGCTTTAACATCGTCCTCGAGACGCTGAGTCATGTCGTCAATGCGGTTGAGCGCTTCCTTTTTGGTTATGCGAACAGCACGCTTTTTCTTGGTAGGAGGCGCCGAAGATGAGGCGCGGCTATTATTACTTCTTCTTGTCGGGCTTATCACTTGTGTCCTGCTGAATTGGTCGCTGAACCGGTCGGCCTGAAGATGTTATTCCGCTGTGCTCGATACCTCCGGGACGCGGTCGGTCATTCTGTGTCATTCTTGGCATCCTTTGGACGATTTAGATTACTTTTGAGAGGGTTTAGGCGTGGATGAAGGTGCAGGCGGTCTTGGGACAGGCATTCGCGTCGAAGTTACTCCGTCTCCAAACGGTCTCGGTGCAGGCGTAGTTGGCTTGCTCATCTATTGTTCCTACTTTTTGTCATCTGCTTTTGGCGCATCTGATTGATTGGGCAGTCCCTGCGGCATCGCCGGTCGAGGCACAGGTTGTGAAGGCGCTGTCATTCCGGTGGGAACCGAATTACTGTCAATTGGCCCCTTAAAGGCATCGTTCATATCCTTTTTGACCGGATCGTTTGAGCCTGAATTCCGCATTTCTCCCTGTAACCGCGAGGGAGACGAAGGAGTATTCGACAGTTCGAGGTTGTCGAAGGGTGTTTGAGATATCTGTTGCTGCAACTTGCCAGCTTCGGCGTTGGTGTAGGCAAATCCCAGCAGTCCAACCGCGCCTACAATGAAAGCGATGGCTACCAAAGTGTTCAATATACTGGTTGTCCTCTGCCAACTATTTACTTCTGATATCTTTTGTTGTCCCACCATCTGCCGGTCTAGATCATCTATTTCCCTCTTCAATGCGAGTTCGGCAGTATTATAAGAAAACAGGTTGAACGAAATAGCCAGGACGAAGGCTATCCACGAGATAACAATGAATCGAAGCTCTAAATCGGGAGATTTCTGGTAGAAGAACGACAATAGCGCAACGGAAAAGCCCAAGGCTGCCGTCGATAAGGTCAAGACCTGTTTGTCGAAGGTGGAGCGCTGCTCGCGCCGAATAGTATCTAAAAGATTGCGATGCTCTCGATAGTCATCATAGTCCGGCAAGGACTCTTGGTTCGATCGTTTTTCCTCGGACATCAGATAATCCCTTATGTCCTCAGTGGGATGGCGGAGTAAGTCACTATTTTCTCGGGGTCCGCTACACCTGCCTTTCCAAGTTCAATAACGAGGGCATCATAAACGGCTAGCGGAAACTGTGTGGGGCCTATAATTACGCGATCCAGCAATTCCGGGATTGAAATACCCGTCATCCCGCTTTGTTCGTGGTCTTTCAGCGGTATTTTGAAGACCGGCTGGGCGATTCCGTTTGGGCACTCGACATCAAGGATTAATGTTCCCTGCTCATCCAGCTTTCGAGTGTGCATTATTCGCCATTCTTTCTCTTCGTGAAAACCGGGATGCTTTGAACACATTGCGATCGATCGAAGCAGCGTGAATAACCAGCCCTTCAACTCCTCCTTACCCTTCGAAGCGAGGTAGGTCCTATTGGCACGAATGTTTTGAGCGATTTCGACAAAAATGCCGTGTAGGTCGCCTTCGGTAACATAGTAGACTGGGCTGCTAAATGCCCCGAATGTTTCGGCTAAAAGATAGAGCGGCAATGGTTTGATCACTAGCCCGACACCAACTTGATTGGACGTGTATGAACGCCACATGGACAGCCGTCCATAGTCGTCCTCCGAGGGGTCGTGTTCCGATAGGCACGTGACGTAGGTATTGTGTATGAGCGGTTGCGACCATCCAGAGAACAACTCGACGGTTTCTTGCACGGTGTCGGGAAATATCTCATCAACGGCTATCCCCAACTGCCGTAACCCCTTCTCAGCTTGGTTGTCGACCGGCGGTTCGAGTAATCTTTGCATTAACTGAAAGCCGTGCTGGACCTCCATAAAGTCATTCATGCATCTAGCGTTCCGCATCCAAACTTCATTCTTGCGGAAGATCGAGATAGCATTGGCTACCGATGTATAATGAACGAGTTTTTTGCCAAGATTTAACAGGTCATTACGGCGACGATACTCATGCGGAACAAAAATCGCTTGTAATTTTGAGAAATCCTCACTCAATCCGTCCTCCAGAATCACTTTAACTCGCAAGAATTCTATCACAATAAAAATAGACCGCCGAAGCGGTCTTTTACTCTTTCTAAGGTTTGGCCGTAATGTGTCCCCTATAACTTAGAGCTGGCACGCGAATCCTCGGCTTTTGTAACGCTTCTAACTCGTCCTGGGCCTCGTCGATTTGCTGCTCTAAGGCCCACTTCCGTTGAACATAGGATTCTGTTGCTGCCTTCACGATCAAAGCTAGTAGTTGAGGTGAAAGTGCCATTACACTTCGCCTCCTTGGCTCAGAGGCTTTTCGGGTTTTGCTTTCCCACTTCCAATGGCGCTTGAAAACAAGGATTCGGCTACTGTCTTGACCGGCAGGTTTCCAAGCTGGGTGGCTTCCTTGAAGCCATCACCCACTACGAATACCATGCCATCCTTCACATGGTAGTTCGCGCGGTAGATGCCTTTTGACGTGGTTTTTGAAAGTTCGTTACTCATCTGATTCTCCGGTAAATATCACAAGCGATTGGGTTATAGCGTTTCGTTGTCGGCGTGCTTCCGATTACTGACAGCTCCTGCCATTTTGTGATTCGCGCGCGATATCACCGGTGCTTCCCACTCTTCCCTGATATCGTCCGGCCAGACGTCCGCAATCTCGCCAAGGGACAGAACGATGTGGCTGCGAACGTCCATCATTCCGGACGGTGAGGACTGAAGGGCGGCGACAAGGCGCTCGTAGGCTTCGCGGGGTATGTAGTGGCTCATTTGAGTAGCTCCGTTGATGTTGAACGATGCTTTTATGAGTCATCGCGGAATCCCCGTAAAGAGGATATTATTCAACAAAATCAAATAGTAAGTCAGTGCTGATTTACTATTTTCGCTAACCCACTGATCGGACTCGATTTAAGGTGCGACATTTTGTCGAGACGTCCTGGTTACGGTGATAGATATATCAATTCTCCTGCGAAGCACTTAGTGATGCCATGGAGGGGCAAGAAGTTTACTCGCCAAATATGGTCGTTTGGAACCAGCATAGTTTAAATGGGAGACACAGAGTGTTTGGGGCCATCAAGAATACCTATAAAATGTCCGAGGCTGCCGTCGTGGTGCAGAACCTCCTTCAGATTTCCTTGCGAGCAGGACTTGGAAACCCTGCAGCCGATTGCGCGCAAATGGCGAACAACATGGTTGCGATCGCCTGGAAAGATCGCCCTGATCTGTTCAGCGGAAAGTTCGGGCAGCGGCCGCACAAGATTTCGGTAGCAGCGGCAGCGCTCGCCGAAGGTGTAAAGATCAAGCCACTTCCAGGCGTTATCCTGGCTCTCGGCAATCTCCTGACCGAAGTCGAGACCAATGGGCGGCTCTACCCGCTTCACAGCGTGGATCATGTGCTCATCGAGGAGGCGCTGAAAGTGTTCTTGAGCGCCGCCGAAGAGCAGCGCACGCCGCTGGACGACGAAATCGATCAGATGATGAACAACAGCTTCTCAAGCGAGAATTCAGGTATGTAGCGCGCTACAAGGCCTGATCGAATATTGTAAGGCGTTCAACGGTTAATAGATCGTCGATCTGAACTGACGATGGTCACACTCTGCGATCTTCCGAAGATTGTTCGATATGAACGTGACCTTGTTCGTCATGAGCCGCTCGGCTGCGTCGTTACCAGCCTTGTTCAGATATGCTGCCCATCCTAAGCCGTCTGTAAGACTCTTGAGGACGCACTGGCGCGAAGCAACCTTTCCGGAGCACTTCCCGCCAGCACGCATGAGAACACGCTTCAGTGACTCGATATGAGTCTTTGAGCGATCAAAGGGCCGAATAGCACCGTGAAGGTGCAATACGCCGGAGGGTGAGAATTCCAAGGTGAAGCTATATGGAAGCACCTCGTTAAAGGCGTTCGTCATTTCCTTGCCGATGTAGCGCGCAATCTGGTTCGCCGGTTCGACGTGGTTCAAGAGCATCTTCTCGCGAGCCGGAGAAAGCTTCAGCGTGAACGCCAATCCTTCACGGCGTTCAAGAGCCTCGAAGCTCGCGGCGAGCTTTTCATGCTGCCAGAGGTGACGCCACTGTTTGACATAAGGATTCGGCATCCGCGCGACCGCTTTCTCCAACGTCTTGGTCCGTGAACGCGAGCGTGTGACGGGCGAATGAGTGCGTCTAGTAGAAGGTGAACAGGAGGGTGAGAGAGATGATGAGAGGCGTGGTGTAAGTGGAGCTACTGCACAAGGTTCGCCGGAAGCATGGATAACGTCTTGATCGGACTCGTCATTCGGCTGTTTTGAGCCTCCGAATTTTGACACAATATTGACCGGTCGTGCGTCGCCATTGCGCTCCGCAATGATCTCAAGAATGCGACCGTCCAAGAGCGGTGAATTCGGGTAACGCGGCAAGGGATGAGATGCGCTTTTTTTCCGCGATTTGTGCGGAATATCGAAGCACGCCGTCGAAGTCTTGCTATAATACATTCTAGTCACTCCACGTGATGAAATAGTAAGCCAATGACCCCGTATGTGTCCTTCAACCAGCACACACGGGGTTTTCTTTGGTTATAGCGTTTGGAAGTCGGCGTGCTTCGTGATTTTCGAATTATCTTCGCAACATGCCGCCGGGACGGCGCTGGTTCTGCATTTCTTCAGCCATTACCGCTTTCACCATGGTCTTCAGTTCACGGCTTGTCTGTTGCGCAAGATCGCGGTTTTGCTCAGGTGTTCCGCCGTTGGCATTGACCGTCACCGGCATGTTGAACTGCGGCGCATATACCGGTGATCCGCGTGAAAGCTGCGGACGTGGCAACGATGGCGGGCTAAGGTTCGGCGCAACCAAACCGCCGTCCGCATATCCACGATGAAGGCGCTCAAGGTTCTCAAGGCCAATCCAGTTCACTGCTTTCTGGCTCATAACGTATTCGCCGCGATGCACGACACCAGCTGGTTCATACTTTCCTCCGGGGCCGGTGTAACCGCCATTGGCAAAGCCAAAGATCGCGCCAAGAATGCCGGTGCCACCTCCGAACAAACCGCCAAGCGGTCCCTCGCCAAGCAAAGCTGCTTGAGCAAGGGCGCTGATCAACGAGGATAGCAACTGCTGCACGGCCTGTTCCGCCGTTGTCGCGCCAGTAAGAACGCCGGTCAGAACATCGGTGAAGCCTTGCGCGATGAATTGCTGCGCATCCTTCATCTGTTCCATGCGCTCTTGCGATTTTCCGGTTGCATCGTCCAAGCGTTGCGTTTCGGTGATCTTGGCGCGGATGCCTGCGAGCTCTTGCGGCGTAAGCGTGATACCGGCGCGGCGAGCTTCCAATTGGCGCTGATAGACTGCCAGTTCGATTTGCTGCTGCGATTGCGTCATGCCGGAGATGGACTGTTCGAATTTCGCGAGGTCCAAGCCCTCTTGCACTGAAAGGTTGAGACCCTTTCGGGCGTCATCCTGCTGCTTGACCAAATCGACCGCCTTCTGTTGTGCGGGCGTATTCTCAAGCTTCTGTGGCGCAGTCGGTGTGCCGGAGTAGGCTTCACGAATTGTGGAGTCATCAACGCGTCGCAAGCCCTCCCATTCGTTGCGAAGGGCGTCCGGATTATTGCCACGACGGCGTATCAGTGCGCGTGCAATTTCGTCCTGGGTGTTTTCATCAAACAGTCGGTCGCCGGTCAAACCAAGCTGACTCATCACGTCGCGAAGCGTGCCGCTGGTAATCTGGTAGCGGCCTAGCGCGGATGATCCCTTGCCGTTGCCGTAAAGTGCGCGGTTCTCCGGCGTCCGCATACTATCTTGCAACGCGAGGATTTCAGTAAGTGTCATGCTGGTCAGATTGCGCGCGCCGCCCGTCCAGCGACCATAATCTAGGGTCTCGTTATAACCACGGCCTTTGTCAGTGCCTTCCGCCGCGCCGATGAGGGAAAGCATATCCTTATGGCTTCCGAAGGTCGCGGCGGACTTGGCGCGATTTGCGGTATCGGTCGCCGCGCGGATTTCTGACATGGTGCGCGCATTCTTCACCGCGTTCTGATAGGCGGTGTCGATCGCATCATTCTGTGCGAGCGTATCGAGCTCGGCTTTCAGTTCCGGAATGAATTTCTTGAGGTCAGCAAGGGCGGATTTGAAATTGGTCGCTGCCGTCACGTTGCCGCTAAAGCCGCTGGAAAGCGACCGGCTTGCTTCCGACAAGGTGCGCATCGCCGTTTCCATATCGACGGTGCCATTTTGAAGCTGATCGATTTCGCGGTCGAGGGCTTCCACGTCCTGCCGGAGTTTTGGCAAGGCGGTCATGCGGCCTTTTTCACCGGATGCTTCGATAGCCGCGATGGTTTCAAATAGCTTCCTACGGCGCTCCAGAGCGCGGCCAAGTGTGGCTTCGTCCGACAAGAAATTGCCCCGGGCGGAAGCTACATAGCCATCACCTTTCAATTTGCTGATCGTGGCGACGATCTTTTCGGCATAACTCACAGACTCGATTGCTGCTTTCTTGGCGTAAACGCGAACGTTCTGCCAAAGCGTCTCGAATTCAGCATCGATCTTCTTGGCAGCTTCGATCTGCTCGTTGCTGAAGGTCGCAGCCTCATTTCGAAGCTTCTGGATTTCCGCGACGGAAAGGCCAAGGAATTTGGCAAGCTGCTCTGCGCCGGTTCCGCCAAACAGTTCATCTAAGACACGCGTTTGTCCGGCGCTGTCCAATTGCTGAAGCTTCCGGATAATCTCATCAAGGAAGCGATTAGGATCACGTAAGCGCTCGCCAACATCAGCGGCGGAATAGCCAAGGCGTTTGAACGCGTCCTCAGCCGAACCCTTGCCCGTCTTGGCGAATTCGTCGCCGCGAATGTTCAATTCCTTGAGGGCGTCGGTTACGCCATCGATGGTCGCACCGGTCGCTTTGGCGACGTATGACCATTGCTGCCAGATTTGCGACGACACGCCGGCCTTGCGTGCTTCACGGTCTACTTCCGCAATGCTGCCTGCAATCTGGGTCACGGCGGTTGCGGTTGCGGCGATAGCTGCCGTTGCAATACCGCCCGCCATGAACGGCTTGAATAGGCTTTCCAGACGTTTGTTAATGCCGCTACCAGCATCAGCCATCGATTTTTCCATCCGTTGCGCTGACTGTTTGGCACGAGCTTCCATCGCGTCGTAGCTCTTTCCGCCGGAACGCATGGCACGTTCCATGTTCTTCTCGTAGTCGCGGATACGAGCCTCCAGGGCGATAACTAGGCGTTCTTCATCGGTTGCCATACTGATTCCTCAAAATGTGAAAATGCCGCCGCTATCGGGGTCATTGTATTTGGACTGACTGGTTTCACCGGCACATGCGCGGCTAACGGCCATGGCAGCGGCGACCGCGCCATCAATGCGATTGTTGTTCGCGGCCTTGTGCATCCGGACAAGGCCGGTATCGTTGCGGGATGCGACAACGCTATCAAAGTGATGGCGCAGAACGGCATGACCGTTGTGGCGAATTTTGAAGCCGTTCACGGTGCGCTCAAGATCGCCAATGGCCGGTCCCATGGTGAGCGGTCCCTGTCGCATTTCGATGGTTGGCAAGCCTTCATCGAAAAGGTGCTGCATGATCTTGCGCGCAAGATGCGGATCGAACGCGATTTCCTGCACGTTATAGGTCGCGCATAGCTCGCGAATATGGTTCTCGATTTCATCCGGTTCGATGATCGGCCCATCAATGACATTGATAAGCTCATCTTCCTTCCAAGCGACGTAGGGAACGTTATCCTTCGCCGCGCGGTCGGCAAGGTCGTCGCCGGGAACGAAAAACCAAGGGTGAACCGTGATCCGGCCATCCTCATGCCGCCATGCCGCAACTACCGCGGTCAAATCGCCGTTCACTGACAAATCGACGCCAAGATAGCAGGGCAATTCCGCTAGCTCTTCAAGCTCAAAATCAAACCGGCCTTCATCATAGACGGCCATATCGAAGAGCGGATCGCGGCTGTTGGCTTGCCAGATATTCAAATTCAGTTGCTTGAATGCGTGGCGCTCGGATGGCCGGTGCTCGGCTTGCTGCGCTTCCCGGCGGAAAGACGGAAGATCAGGGAAGCCATATTGCAAGCCGGGGTTAACGCGGTGCCAAAGCGCCTCATCCTGCCAATCGTCTTTGGCGTCGGCTTCAAAGATGATCGGCAAATAGGAAGGATCAACCACTTCCCCGGTCGCGACTTTTCGTGCGTATTCGTATTCCTGATAGCCTAGGTTCTCTTGTCCGCGTCCGGCGGTCGTGGCGATCACCATTAGCGTGTTCGGCGTCTTTACCAATCCGGATTTCAGGGCTTCCCAAAGATCGCGGCCTTTCCAAGCGTGGATTTCATCGACCAGAACGAAGGCCGGGGTCTTGCCGTGCTGTGCCGCGCCGTCACTGGAAACGGTTTGCAGGGAAACGCCTTTCTTCTTGTAGACGATCTTTTTTACGCTGTTATGAGCGTCGTAAATGCGCGTTGCGGAGATCAGGCGCTTGTCTTGCCGGATGATATCGGCGGCTTCTTTGAAGCCAATCCCGGCTTGCTCGCGATCTGAAGCGGCGAAAATCACCTGTCCAGCCGGAACATGCTCGGGGCCAATGGTATGCAGAAGCGACAATGCAGCGGCTAGGCTAGTCTTTCGATTGCCGCGCGGAATCATCCAGAACACTTTGGTAACGACTCGGCTGCCGTCTGGATGGCGAGGGCCATAGATGCGGCGAATAATGCGCTCTTGCCAGTCGTAAAGTTGGAAAACCTGACCGGTTGCCGTGCTCTTCGGATGCCTCAAGAGCCGGACGAATTTAACGGCACGCTCGCCAAATCCCAGAGGGTCGGCAATCGGTGAACCGTCAAAAATCCATTCCGGGTAGGCGCTCGTGCTCATTACCGAACGTCCAAGGGGTTATCGTCGTCTTGTTCTTCGGTTTGTCCCTGAACGCGTGCGCGTGACGTTGGCGACAAGCCGTATTCCGCCGCAAGCTGTCGCGCGGTTTGCATTGCGCGATTCTGCATGCCGAAGAGAACCTTGTCCGGTGCTCCACCTGCTACGCGGAACAGGTTTTCAATTTCGCGGATACGACCGCGCGCAACGCAAAAATCCTCAATGCCGCCAAGATCGGCTTTCGTGATGATCCGATCTTCGATCAGGCGCGGCATTACGCGCTTCCATTCAGCCTTGGCGTAGGAGTTGAAATATTTCGGAACGGATGGCGTTGTAGTAAGCGGATCGCGGTCACGCGTGAGCGCGGGCTTCACGCCGCGTAGGTGTGTCACGTCGCGCACCTCAATTCGAGACCGCGCCGCCGTCCGATTTCCTTGATTTCCTTCAGGTCGTAAGGCTTACCGGAATAGAAAACGCGGTCGTCAGTGCTGATGTCAGCCACGTAACGAATACGGAATATGACCGTGTTCGTCTCCGCTTCACCGAAGCCGGTCAGATATTCGGATGCAGATTGCTGCACGACTTCGGCGCGGATCGTGGCGAATGTCTGCCATTCTTTCACGACCGAACCTGAAGGTTTGACGATCTGGGTTTCCCGCTGGAGTTCAATGCGCTTGTCGAGCTTACCGGCGCGCATGATCAGAGCTTCCACCGAATCACGGCTTCGAATGTCAGAACGCCGTGGCAATAGTTCTTATCCGGATCGGGATCGCGCATCCATCGAATGGAGGGCTTTTCAAACTCATCAATCGTAAAGCCGTCCGCGTCGGGGACTTCCCGCAAGGCGTTCATGACAGCAAAGCCGATGGCTTTAGCTGTATCCTCTCCATCTTCGATAGCCCAAATATGAGCGTCAACGAAAACCCGCGCGGCATATCCTGCGCCGGATGTATGGCCAAGGAAGATGGTTTGAGAGTCGGCAAGCATGATGCAAGGCAAGGTTTCGGGCCGCGACGATCCGGCAAGGATCGAGGTTGCGGAAACAAGCGAGGTCACGGCGCTGTCATCAATTAGGCGCGCACGGATGGCCGTGCGGAGGGCAAGAGACGGCTCAATCACGGGCGAGCCTTTCCTTGATCGCCTTTCGGCTGGCACGATTGACGCGGTTCGCAATGCGCTTTTTCAGAAGGCGATAGGCGGGCCAGAAAAAAGACTGAGCTTCAGCTTCAGCAGTGCCGTATTCGACAAGGTGCGCATAGCGAACGTCACTGTTTCCAGCAGTCACAAGCACCTCATTGTCAGCGGCAACGCGCGATCCTCCCGGCTGCGAATAGGCCGGTGTCGCTTGGTGCGGGCCGGTGACGACGATGGAATTCTTCAGCGCGCCGGTATCTTCAGGCGCAAAACGGCGCTGCAAATCTGCCAATTCTTCAGCGGATTTCTCAAGCGCCGGAACGGTGGCTTCAAGATAGGCTTTCGGAAGGCTCATAACCTTGCGCTGGATACGGTTGTATTGCTCGGATTTCGCCATATCAGAACGCCCATTCCCGATAGGGCCGGATCATATCCAGCAATCCGAAGGGCAATTCGTGGGCGTCAATGCCGACAAGAGTGGCTTCACGGTTCTCGTAAAGGTGTCCGGCAAGCAGCAAGACGCCTTCCTTCAGGTCCGCTGGAACCGTGTCAAATTCTGTCCAGGGCGTGCCGGTGTAGTTGGCAATCCATGCTTCGGCGGCCTCTAGCTTCTGCTGAAGCAACTCATCATCCTCTGAATGATCGATATTAAGCTGCATTTTCAGCAGTGAAGTCGTGACGATACTCACTACAAAATCGCCTTTCGTGGTGGGGTTTCAGAAAAAGTTATTTCGGGCGTCTCTTGCGAAGTGCTCCCCGCGCCGGTCCCCTCGATAGCGTAAAACTCTATTGATGCCCCCCGCCGGATGTGCAACGTAGAGTAGGGAAGACCTAGCGTCGGGAGGGGCAAATTGGCAGTTGACTCAAGGACACGGCGTGCGGTGCTAATCGCGGCTTGTTTGACTGGACCGGTGATGTTTTTCGTTTGGCTCGTTGCCAGCGGTGAAACGTCGGGAGTCCTATACAAGATTGTCTTGGACAATCCGTTTGGGGACCTCGTGGCGTGGGCGTTTCCGGACCCGAGTGGATTGGGCGGCGCTCTGCTTATGTTTTTCTTGGCGATGTTCGCCTTCTCTTCGTTTTTTGTCGTTGCAGCAGCGCTCTTTCTGTGGATCGCTAGCAACCCGTCAGCCAAGCTCCATCGCATTGAAGGCGTCACTCGAATTTCACTGATTTCGTTACTGCTGTATCCAGCTTGGTATGCGTATCGACATTCAGGCAATCGACTGCCACCGCTGGATGATTTGGTAGTTGCGGTAATGTGGATGCCATTCATTTCCGCAGCCGTCTGGGTCGGCGTGAATGTTGTTGGATGGCTCATCGAAGGCTTCATGGGTCGCACCTCGCCGGGTAATCAGGGTTGATGCTGCGCTCCTGACGCTGCTTAATTGAGTTGTGGCATGGCAGGCAGAGTGGTTGCCAATTGGCGCGGTTCCAGAACAAGCGCTGATTGCCCTTATGCGGTTGAATGTGATCGACGCATTGGGCGGTTGCACCACATCTGCAAATAGGGTGGTGCCGGAGATATTCGGCGCGCGCTTTCTGCCACTCATTATTATAGCCGCGTGCGCGGGCGCTAGGGCGCTTCTGATCGAAGCGTGCTTTACGCTCACGATCCTGCTTGGCTTGGCAGGTGCAACGCACGCCATGCGCGACGATCTTGCCGCATGAGCAAAGGCGGGGCGGTCGAGCCATTATGAGGCCCTCGCAACACTGCCATGCTTGGCACGAAGCTTCGCAATTCCCGCACTAACGTCTTCCGGCGATACTTCCTCAAGAGGATCGTAGGTCGAAGATTGCTTTTCAGTGCTTCCATGAATGGCCCTCAGTTTCTCAACATGGGCATCGAACGCGATACGGATTTCAGCCGGTGTGCTGTTCCACGCTGTTTCAGGGGTCCAGCCTAACCAGCCGGTCGCATAACCAAAAAGCTCATTGAATGATTCTTGGTAGGTTTGGTTCTTTCCGGATTTGGAAACAGTCGAGCGTGATGGCGCGGTCGCTGTCTGATAGTTCAAGCCGAATGATAGATTGATGAATGTCAGAAGGTCGTCGGAGATCGCGACAAGTGCGCCAATGCCTTCTGAAGCGAGTTTGTCATTTAACAGGGCGCGTGCGGCAACGGGGTCATCTGCACCATGCGCAACGATATCGCTAATGATGGTGAAATTGCCGTCAAGCACGCCTTTCCATAGATTTTCAAGGCGGTGCTTTTCGTGAAGGATATATGCGGCTCGCAACGAAGGGCGCAATTCAATGCGCCTGTTGTCATTTGTGAGGATGATAGCTTCTGATACGAGCCGCATATTCGTGGTTCCTTAAGCGGCAATCTTCAGCTTTGTGAGGGCTTCACCGAGCACTACGCGACCGCCCACGCGGCGACGCGCATGAAGCTTGATGATCCCGTTTGCTGCACCGGTCAGCTCATCACGGAGCGTGGTGAACCCTACGCGGTCAGCAATGGTGTAACCGGAAGCGAAATCACCGAACACGATTGGCGTGGCTTCTGCGATTGCGTTCGGCATATCGACGGCTTCATAGACCGGACGGCCAAGGAGCGTAGGCGGAACGCCAGCGGCGATGGAAGGCTGCCAGAGATAAGAGCCGTCCGTATCCTTCAGCTTGCGAACCGTTGCCATAGTGGCGCGGTTCATCAGCCAATTGCCGTTCGCCGAATAGGCGGTCTTGATCGAATAGAACAGGTCAATCAAACCGTCCGCGTTGATCGTGTCCACTTCATGGGCTGCGACTTCTGCCGACTTCAAAACACCTTCAGCCTGCGTCGTGCCGTTCCCGCTCACAAACCAAGCCGCCTCTTTCTGACCGAAGCGGCGCGCGACGTGACTTGCAAGGTAGCCCTCAAGATCGATCTGCGCATCCTCAAGCAGAATGCGAGTGACGGGAACAATGACGGCCATTTCGAAGGGCTTGAGGTCGATTTGTTCGAAAGTCGGTTCATCCTCGGGGCGCGCGCCCGTTTCGGTTACTTCAGCCGGATCGACTTCATCAACAAGGCGCGGGAGCTGCAAAAGCGGGCCGGACATGCTGATAGAAGAGGCGAGCGAACGGATAGGCGAGAACTCGGCGGCCTTTTCCAGAATGGTGCTCGCGGTTTCTTCCGGTGCCAGAATGCCCCCGGTTGACGGTGCTCCAAAGGAAAGTGCCTTCTCTTCCACGCGACCAGTGCGCAGATATTCTGTGAACGCCTTACGTTCATCATTGTCATTCGACGCTTCCGGATGGTTGTTGTTATCAGCCTTCGGGCGGTTGCTCTTGGCTTCCAGCTTATCCAGACGGGCTTTCATTGCTTCAAAAGCCTTCTGGTCGATAACCGGAGCGGACTTCGCTTCGGTCTGTTCATTTTCATTTACAAGTTCGGGGTCCATAGAATGCTCCATATGGGTTTCGGTTGCCGTGCCATCGGCGGCCTTTATTGAAGTGATTTGCGCGGCCGGATGGCACGGAACCGCGACAACTGAGATTTCGTGAAGATTGAGGGCGCTGATCGTGCGGCCACCGCCTTTGCGGCTTTTTGCCTGCTTGGTGACAAAACCGATTGATAGGCCGGTTGCTGCGTTGGCTTTGATCATGGCGCGGACTTCGGCGGCACGAGCGATCTGATCGACCAGAAGGCGACCTTTGACGATCAAGCCTTGTGCTGTTTCGGTGATACTGTCCCAAACGCCGATGACTTGTGACTGATCGTGCGCGAAGAGCATCGGCAAATTGGCCGGAGCGGTGAACGATCCCTTTTCAATCACGTCGCCAACACGATCGGGCGAGCCAAACGGCCATGCAATGCCAGTGATCTCGCCAGCGTCGGTTACGGTGAAGTCCGCTTTCGTTTCGAGAAAATCCATTATGGTGCCACCTGATTGAGCGCATCATCGATTGCGGCGGCATGTCCAATATCGTCCTGGGCTATGACAGTTGGTGCCGCTGGTCCGAACCAAGCGGCCTCAAGAATAGCGATAGCGAGGGAAAGTGTTTCTGCGATAGGACGCGGCGTGACGTAAGCATTGACTAGGCTTTGCGCTTCCTCCGGAGAGGTGCCGCCGCCGATAAGTCCCAGCCGAATTGTTTCAACGATATCGTTGAAGTGAAACGCCATCGGAACGCGCATGAAGCGGGCGACAAAAGCTGCAATGCCGGTGCCGGTCTTGCGCTCAAGTTCGATGATCAATTCCGGCGTGAGTGCAAACGTGCGCGCTTTGTCGCCAAAGAACGCCTTATGCGTCATCTGCGGATACTTCCTCGCTCTTCGCCGGTGTAACGGCGGTTGTGGTGTATGGATTTTGAAGGCTTTCACCGTCTTTATGCGGTGGGAGGTTCAAACCACTGCGAACCTCGTTCGCCGTCATGGCTCCCATGCTGCGATATTGCCCGTATGAAGCCGCGCGCGTTGCAGCATTCGTGGTCAGAAGATCGTCGGTGACGAATTCAACATAGAGGGACTCGCGCTCTTCGGGTGTGAGCAAGACGCGGCTGTAGGCCCACGCCCATGCACTCAGCCATGGCTTCAGGGTGATGGTGTAGAATTGGCGTGCCATCTCTTCGGTGTTTGACCAAGTGCCGCGCGTGAGCTCGAAGAGCATTGTTGGTGGGACGCGGAAATGGCGTGCAATCTCACGGACCTGTTCAAGACGGTTTTCAGCAAACTGCGCATCGGTCAGCGTCATAGAAAGCTGCTGATAATCCATCCCTTCGTCAAGGATCGCGGTGCCGCCGCTATTGGTGCCACCGTGGGACTTGAACCAGCTTGCCGCGACTTTCTTCTTTGCTTCGTCGCCTAGGGTTTTTTCGGATTTGATGATGCCGGAAGGTCTGCCGCCGTTCGCAAACAGGCTGGCAATATGGGCTTCGAAGGCCATACTCAAGGAAATGGCGTCACGTCCAAGCTTGATTGGCGATTTGCCGCCGAAGGGCTGGATATGGAGAATCTCAGTATAGGGATAGGAAGCGTGCTTACGACCTTCCTGCACGATATAGACCGGTTCGCCGGTTGCATCATCATGCTTCAGCGTGACTTTCGATGGGTCTAGCCGGTGAAGTTCGAAAGGACGGCCATCGGAATACCGGACAACCTTCGCATAGCCATTATCCCGCAATAGGGCGTCAACGGTGAGGTCAGTTCGCAGTTGGCTTGCGCTGGTCCATTCGTTCGCCTCATCGTGAATGAGCCGATACGCCGGATGATTGCGCGCCGATTCCTTGGTTTCGTGTTGATAGATTTTTGGAGGAAGCGTGCCGACTGTCGCAGCAATCAAGCCAACTGCACAAGCAACGGCAGGGACACGCATGGCACTTTCTGGTCCAACGGCAAAACCGGCGCGCGTTGGCGCAATACCAAAAAGCTCAAATGCGGCAGGGTCCGTCAACGTGACGGACTTTTGCTCTAATGGGGCAGATTTCGAACCGAAGCCGAAGAACTCACTTATACGCGATACTGGCACAAAACATTCCTACGCTCACAACGTAAGAATATTGTCTCATGTGTAAGGACTATATGCAAATACTAATAGGTAAAAATACCTAGAAAATATTAATGAGT